GGGGGCCTTTGAGCCCCCTTCCCATTTTATCCCCAGTTGGCGTACTGTTTGGTTTTCTTAAGCCTATCGTCTAGGCCATGAGTCCCACCATTGACACGCTTTGTGATCTGAGTGATCACTGCATCGGTTACACCCTTATCTGCAACAGCCAGCAGACCATTCTTACGGAAGAACCACAATGCAGACTCAAAAGCCAACTCCCCTACCACAAGATCAGGATTCGTTAAAACGTCGTGACGTCCAATGTCGGCGGCAAAGGCTGTATAATTCGCTTTCCCGGTCAGTTGGATCGGGCCTCGACCACGATACTTCCAGCCATCTCCAGAGGCTTCTGGTCCGTTCCCCATCCGATTAGCATACACTTTGTTTGCAATCTTCTCTGGCTTGCGAGCATATCCTGCTGTCGAAGCAATCGTTGGGAAGTACTTCTTGAAGATCCCGTTGAGGCCCTTGTCTGAGTAGTTAAGGTTTTCTGAAAAGACTTTGAAGCCACCCGACTCGTGAGCACACTGACCAAAGAAGTGAGCTGCTTGGTTGTTGGACAGCTTGAAGAAATCTCTCGCCGCCTTATAAGTACCAGGACCCCACTTACCATCGGCAGCAATGCCGCACTTAGATTGGAGAGCTGCTAATGGACCAAGACCCGCTGCAACTGGAGCTGCCTTTTGACCAGCCGACTGAGCTGGAGCAGCTGCTGGACTCGATGTTGGAGGAGCTCCTGCTTCGCGAGTCGTTGATGGATCAAAGTCAGCAACCTGAGTGTACTTCGTCCCACCGGCCTTCGACTTAGAAGCGATCATACGCATCTTGCGATTGCCGCCTTCTTTCTTGATCGAAGCATGTACCCATCCAGAGTTCTTGTCACCAGCGGAGTAGAACTCAAGGATGACCTGATCGAACTCAAGGTTGTCAGCAACCCAGTCAGCTACTTTCTTATTATCAACACCCTTAACTTCGAAGTCAATTGCTTGGCCGTTAACGTGTTGTGAAGTAGCCGAACCACCTACTGCCTTGTTGACAGCAGGTGCTCTATATGATGAGTTGATCGTTACTGGGCCGAACTTTGCCCGTACTGGTTCGAGGATCTTCTCGCAGCAGTAGCGCATGTTCTCAATGTGCTGTGGTGTTGGCGTGTTGGGAAGACCGAGTTTCTTTGCTGTAGGAGAAACGATCATCTCTGCTAGATTAAAATGTTCTGTTAGTTGGGTCACAATATACTCCTTAGAATGGGCCGTGGTCTTCGTCTGAATCAAGATACTTGTCGACAGCTGCCATCATTTTGATTTCGTTGTCTGTTTCGATCGATTCAGCTTCTGCGTTGATCTTGTGAGCTTCTGCTAGCTCTTTATGATCTGTCTTGCCCAGCTCCTGGGTCTTTACATTCGTGTCTAGCTCAGACACCTTCATACCCATCATAGTAGCAAAGGCTCCAACGAAAGCACCTACAATAGTAGAGAATGCTGGGCCAATGATTTTGAAAATCTCATTGTTGTCGATAAGATGATTAGGCATGAACATGCCAATGAGAAAAATAAACACAACCGCAATCATGATAGTGCCAAGAATAGCGGCGGCCATCTTCATAATAGTGAGCTGCACCTTACCCTTTTCGAGCTCTAGTTGCTCAAAGGACGCGATGGGTGGAGTACTGAAAAAAGAAAATACAGACATAGAATACCTCGATTAGGGCTTGACTTAATTCAAAAAGTATTTATAATAGGGAGTCAATTGGAGAGTATATGAGCACATTCTACACCCGTGTCGACCCCCTGGGCAACGAACTTCTTGTGAGAGGCTTCGAAGACGGTAAGCCTATCATGAAGAGGGTTCCTTACAAGCCGTACATGTTCGTGCCATGTCGTACGGATACAAAGTACAAGACGATCGATGGTAAGCCTGTCGACAAGCTGCACTTCGACTCAATCCGAGACTGTCGGGATTACATCCGTCAGTACAAAGACGTTGCTGGCATGCCGATGTATGGCTTCGATAAGTTTCACTTCATGTACATCTACGACACCTACAAGGGAGAGATCAACTACGATCCCTCTCTGACGTCCGTTGTGTCACTCGACATCGAAGTCGACATTGCGAACAGCAAAGGCTTTCCCAAGCCCGAGCTAGCAGAGAATGAGATCACTCTGATCACTATCTCTCGCAAAGGCAAGAAGGCTGTGTTCGGATGTCAGCCATTCGATAACAAGGATCCAGAGAACGTTACCTATTACAAGTGTGTCGATGAGACTGCACTCTTGCGTTCGTTCCTTGACGTGTGGAACTCGGTTGAGTATTCACCTCACATTGTCACTGGTTGGAACATCGACTTCTTCGATATTCCCTACATCATCAACCGTGTTGCTCGTGTCCTTGGCGAGAGTGCTGTGAAGAAGTTGTCTCCATGGGGCATCGTCAAGTCTCGTTCGATCAAACAGTTTGGTGTAGAGGATATGCAGATTGTCTGGGACATCTACGGTCTCAACATCCTCGACTACATCCAGCTCTACAAGAAGTTCGCATACACCCCACAAGAGTCGTATTCTCTCGACCATGTGTGCTATGAAGAGCTTGGAGAGAAGAAGACCGACTACTCTGATCTCGGAACACTCGCTGACCTCCAGGTAAAGGACTGGCAGCGCTACACAGAGTATAACATCCGAGACGTAGAGCTCGTCGACAAGCTAGACGACAAGTTGAAGCTGATTGAGCTTGTGATGGCCATGGCCTACGATGCCAAGGTCAACTACCATGACACGTTCACTACGGTGGGACTGTGGGATGTGATCATCCACAACTATCTGCTTGATCGTTGCTATGTGATCCCTCCTGTGAAGGTCGGAGATGCCAGAGACACTATCCTGGGTGGCTATGTGAAGGATCCTCAGGTTGGTGAGCATAAGTGGGTTGTGTCACTCGACTTGAACTCTCTATATCCTCATATCATCATGCAGTACAATATCTCTCCTGATACGTACAAGGGCGTGTTCCCTGATGCTCCTATCCACCTCAGTGAAGGACCAGACAAGGCTGAACCTCTTGTTATGATGATGCAGGATGGATATCTCAACGCCGATCGTCGTAAGTATCTCCAGGACAACGACCTGACGTGTACTGCTAACATGCGCACATTCTCCAGGTCGAAGCAAGGGTTCCTCCCTGCTCTGATGGAGAAGATGTATAACGACCGTGTGGTCTACAAGAACCAGATGATCGAGTCTAAGAAGCAGCTCGAGCAGCAGAAGAGTGTTCAGCTCGAGAAGGACGTTGCTAAGTACAACAACCTTCAGATGGCAAAGAAGATTCAGTTGAACTCCGGATATGGTGCTCTTGCTAACATCTACAACCGTTGGTATCGTGCAGAGTTTGCTGAGGCGATTACATCTTGTGGTCAGCTGACTACTCGGTGGATCGAACGTAAGCTGAACGAACTTCTCAATAAGACGTTCAAGACCGAAGACTTCGACTATGTCATTGCGTGTGACACTGACTCTGTATACATGAAGGCCGATAAGTTCATTGAGCTTGCTGGTAAGGAAATGACTACCGAGCAGTGCGTTGCCTATCTCGATAAGGTATCACTTCAACTCCTCGAGCCGTTCATCGACAAGAAGTACGAAGAGCTGTGTCAATATGTGAATGGCTATGCTCAGAAGATGAAGATGAAGCGTGAGTGTATTGCTGAGAAGGGTATCTGGACAGCTAAGAAGCGCTACATCCTCAATGTATGGAACCAAGAAGGTGTTGCGTATAGTGAGCCCAAGCTCAAGATGGCTGGTATCGAAGCTATCCGTACTTCGACTCCTATGGTCTGTCGTAAAGCTATTAAGGACACACTTAGCCTTATCATGAACTCTACAGAAGATGATATGCAGAAGTTCGTCGCCGACTTCCGTAAGGAGTATGATGATCTGGCTTTTGAGTTGGTTGCTTCTCCTCGTTCTGTGTCCGACTTAAATAAATATAAGGATGCTGGCTCTATCTTCAAGAAGGGTACGCCCATCAACGTGAAGGGTGCACTAATGTACAACCACCTTCTTCGTGTGCACAAGCTAGAGAAGAAGTACGAAGCGATTGAGGATGGACAGAAGATCAAGTACTCCTATCTCAAGACACCTAACCCTATCCAATGTAATGTGATTGCATCGCCAGGAGGACTTCCGACAGAGTTTGGTTTGGACCGATACATCGATCGCACTATGCAGTTCGATAAGTCATATCTTGAACCGATTAAGACGATCTGTGATAGTATTAACTGGAAGACAGAAAAGACATACACACTAGAGGACCTTTGGAACTAATGGCTAACATCAAACTAGACGAATCATTCGACTTCGGCTTCTCCATCGTAGATGAGGGAGAGCTAGAAGTACTACAAGAGGCACAAGATACCATCACGACTGTATCTGCAGAAGCAGCTACACTCGAGGACAGGCTGAACAAGCTGTACAATATGATGATGCCACTACTCAACAACTTGGCAAAGAACCCAGACAAGAACTACATCTTCTGGCCTAATAGACTTGCCAAGATCGAACAATTCCGCGATCAGTTGGATAAAGTGTATCAAGGTAGTTGACCTTTATAGTAAAACATCGTATAAGGTAAGTTCACTTAGAGCTACAAGGAGTCATTATGTCACTTATTGATAAACTAAAGAAGAATTCAACATCGAAGTACACTGCTATTCTGTCGGAGTCCAAGTTCTTCTCAGACAAGGATATGATCCAGACCAAGGTGCCTATCGTAAACGTTGCTCTGTCGGGCAAGCTCGATGGAGGCTTTACTCCCGGCCTGACGATGTTCGCAGGACCATCGAAGCACTTTAAGACTGCGTTCTCGCTTCTGATGGCTAAGTCGTATCTCGACAAGTATGCGGACGGTGTGCTGCTGTTCTATGACTCAGAGTTTGGTACGCCGCAGGCCTACTTCAACTCATTTGGTATCGACACGTCACGTGTCCTCCATACTCCTATCACAGACGTCGAGCAACTCAAGTTCGATATCATGAGTCAGCTCGACAACATCGAGCGTGGTGATCATATCATCATCGTAGTCGACTCGATCGGTAACCTCGCTTCCAAGAAGGAAGTAGAAGACAGTCTGAACGAGAAGTCGGTTGCAGATATGTCTCGTGCAAAGCAGCTCAAGTCTTTGTTCCGTATGGTAACACCTCACCTCACACTCAAGGACATCCCTATGTGTGTCGTGAACCATACGTACATGGAAATCGGTATGTTCCCTAAAGCAATCGTCGGTGGTGGTACGGGTTCGTACTACTCGGCAGATAACATCTTTATCATTGGTCGCCAGCAAGAGAAGGATGGTGGTGAGGTAGCTGGCTACAACTTTATTATCAATGTGGAGAAGTCACGGCATGTTCGTGAAAAAGCTAAGATTCCTGTTACGGTTCTTCATGAAGGAGGCATTTCGCGATGGTCGGGGCTTATTGACCTGGCCACTAGTAGTGGTCATGTTATCAAGCCTTCCAATGGTTGGTATCAGCGAGTGGACATGTCTACAGGAGAGATTGAAGACAAGAAGTGGCGATTCAAAGATACAGAGTCTAAAGACTTCTGGCTGCCAGTACTCTCCTGCAGCAAATTTAGCGAGTTTGTGGAAAAGAAGTATCGAGTAGCCTACGGCGACATTCTTGCCGATGAAGATTCGGTCCAAGAAGTATACGATGCTATGGGTGAAGAATGAACACAGAGAAGGTAATCCTTTCTAGTCTCATTTCTAATGATGAGTATGCGAGGAAGGTTATCCCCTTCCTCGATACCTCATACTTCCACACGAAGTCTGAGCAGATTGTCTTCAAGTTGATTGAAGACTATGTGCAGAAGTATAATGCCTTCCCCTCGAAGGAAGCGCTGCAGGTCGACCTTTCAGACAAATCGATTCAGCAGGAGTTGTTCGATCAAGCCAAGAGTGTAATCGATGAAGTTACCAAGCCTAATACTCTCGAGCGCTCTGTAGACTGGCTTGTCGATACGACAGAGAAGTTCTGTCAGGATAAAGCTATCTACAATGCTATCATGGAATCGATCTCGATCCTAGATAACAAGAGTGAGAAGAAGCAGACAAAGGGAGCTATTCCTAAGATCCTCCAGGATGCTCTTGCCGTATCGTTCGACTCATCTATCGGACACGACTTCATCGAAGATGCAGAGGCTCGTTATGACTTCTATCATCGTAAGGAGCAGCGTCTGAAGTTCGATCTCGACTACTTCAACAAGATCACTGGCGGAGGTCTTCCTAACAAGACTCTAAACATCGCTCTGGCTGGTACTGGCGTTGGTAAGTCGATGTTCATGTGTAGCTGTGCTGCTGCGAACCTCAAGGACCACAAGAACGTCCTCTACATCACCCTGGAGCTTGCAGAAGAACGAGTGGCAGAACGTATTGATGCCAACTTGCTAGACTGCCCGATTGGAGACCTCGCTAATCTTCCCCGCAGCACGTATGAGAAGCGAATGGCTAAGATCAGGGAGAACTCAAAGGGCAAGCTGATCATTAAGGAGTATCCGACTGCATCGGCCGGCTCTGCTAACTTCCGTCACCTCTTACAAGAGTTGAAGCTCAAGAAGAACTTCATTCCTGATGTGATCTACATTGACTACCTCAACATCTGTACCTCGTCACGTGTTAAGGCAGGCTCTAATGTCAACTCATATACGGTGATCAAGGCTATCGCAGAGGAGCTTCGTGGTCTGGCTGTTGAGTTCAATGTTCCGATTGTCTCAGCCACTCAGACGACTCGTTCGGGCTTCTCTAACTCAGATGTCGGTCTCGAAGACACCTCTGAGTCTTTCGGTCTGCCCGCAACGGCTGACTTCATGTTTGCGCTGATCTCATCTGAAGAGCTAGCCGCTCTCGAACAGATCATGGTTAAGCAGCTCAAGAATCGCTACAACGATCCAGACCGCTTCAAGCGTTTCGTTGTGGGCGTTGACAAATCAAAGATGAGACTGTATGATGTAGAAGATGCGACAGACGATCTCGTCGATGATACGCCTGTGATGGACAAGACACAGATTGGCCAGCGCATGCAGGATGAACGTAAGCAACTGTTTGAAGGATTCAAGTGATGGTAAATTACAAGATGCAGAAGTCTAATAATCTGTTTGATGTGCTCGAGACAGTGACAGGGAACATCATTAAGAGCGAGCTAACCAACAACCAGGCCAAGGACTTATGTCGTCATCTGAACCTTGGAGGTGGATTTAATGGTGAAACACCTGCATTTTTTTTAAAAAACATTCCGTATGAAGTAACTACTTTATATAAATAAAACATTACAATGCGTGTAAGTATGACGCGTTCATGCTAGAGGCAAGTGCTTCGGCGACTGGAATTGACGGGGAAGCTGCAAGGCAGGTGGGGTTCCTCCCGTCCACGCATAGAGAGCAGGCTCGAAAGGGCCTGCTCTTTTTTTGTCTGGGGTGTTGACCTTTTTATAAAAATAGGCGATAAGGGTATATAAGGAAAAGGAATCGAATATGAAAAAAGGCGAACTTCTAGGTAAGGTATTAGTTCTTGCTACCAATGCACACGCAGGTCAGTTTGACCGCGGTGGTAAGCCATACATCCTCCACCCGATAAAGGTTATGCATTATCTCAAGACAGATGATGAAGAGCTGCAGTGTGTTGCATTGCTCCACGATGTTGTTGAGGATACAAAGACCACATGGCAGGATCTCGAAGACATTGGCTGCACCCCTCGTGTTATCAATGCTGTTCGGGTGCTCACTAAGGTGCCAGGCGAGAGCTATGATCAATACAAACAGAGAGTGCTCGCTAGCGAAGATGCAATGCTGGTCAAGATGGCTGATCTCCGTCACAACACTGACATCCGCCGGTTGAAAGGCATCACTCAAAAGGACATTGATCGTATGGCTAAGTACAATCAATTCTATCTCGAGATCCTAGCCAAGCAATATAGTCGTTGACCTTTTTGTGAAAACGGAGGATAAGGGTATATCGAAAGCAAGCAGAGGAACTCCAAAATGAAAAATCCAGTTTACACCTACAACTTTCAAACTTCACAACCTCTCACCCAAACCCAAATTGATTGGTTCAATAACCAACTTTGGGAAAACCTTCCTACCGAAAACGACCTCGAAGATATCCCCGAATGGACCACAGAAATCAAACTCGTCAATGTCGAAGAACTCATTGATTAATCGCTAAAATAAAAAGGGGGCTTCGGTCCCCTTTTTAAAATAACTGTTGTCTTTTTATGAAAAAGACTCTATATTGAATTATAAGGTCAAGAGAAGGAAGAATGACATGGGCATTTACGTTTACACACTCCGCAAGAATCCGATCGTTGCGATCGACAACCCTAGCCGGGCTCCGATCACCGTTGGCATCACCAAGTATGCCTATAAGGATTCGGGCCGCTGGGACGGTGGTAGCGACTACAAGCGAATGGTTGGTCGTAGCCTCGCCCAGGCTCAGAAGGCTCGTGACCACAATCCGAAGCTGACTATGGTGACGATCGGCGATCCGAAAGAACATAATTTCGATCGGTACGGTCCCATGCCAGTCTTTCAGGTAAGCGATCAGATGACCTGCTTCTATGACACTAAGCCCCCAGGCCCCCGGGTCGGCTGCATCTGGAAGTCTGGCAAGGGCTACGAATTCATGTCGATGGACTGATTTTGCTGTTGACTTATTCTGAAAAAAACAGGATAAGGAGATATCAAGTGAAGGAACGATAGAATGATTAAGAAAGACCTCATCAAACAGCTCACAGCTTACCGCGGCCCGGTTTTGGTTGAGGTCCAGAACTTCAACGATGTGTTCTGGATCCAGGCTGTGAAGTCAGACCTCATTGTTCAGCTCAATGGTAAGTTCGACTCGAACGAAGAGACTGGTTTTGTGCTCGATAAGAATGGCTACTTCGGTAAGGGTTATGACATCTGAAATTGTTTATGAGTGAGCTGTTGACCTTTTTGTGAAAAAGAGCGATAAGGGTATATAGAGTGAAGAGAAGGAAGATTGAGATGCAGAAGATGAGTGAAATGCTGGAGCGGATGCTCGAAACTGCTTACAAGAATGGCAACGCTCGTCCTGGCGATTTCCAGTGGGCCGTCGAGGAAGCTGAACGTCTGAAGAAGATGGAAGAAGGAAAGTAAGATGGCTGCTCCCAAGACCGTTCTCGTTGGCGATCGCGTTCGCTACGAATCCGCCGCTGGCACCATCCGTGGTGAGGTTGTCAAGATCATGCAGGGCTGGAACGCCAATCATGATCTGATCAACTGGATCTATATCGAGTACTACAACGAGAAATCGCCTTCGAATTACTCGATTGCTCGCCTCGCTGATACCGCTCTCGAGATGATGAAGTTCAAGGTCACATTCCGTGACTGCTGCAACTATGACGCTCATGCTGAGCGTTTTGCCTTCGAACGTATGATGGAGATGTGAGATGGAATGTCCTTCGTGCCTGTATTTCGGTGAGGAAACCGTTGCCCGCGCCGTCGAAGACTACTTCTATAAACATGGAATCGACGAGAATATCCGGGACAGTCTGCTGTTGATGTCTATCAACAAGCCAGAAGACTTCTTTGATATGGTCAGCGACTATGTTATGCGCACAGAGAAAATATCCTAGTTGACTTTATTCCTCAGCTGGGCTATAACTAGAATATGGACAGGGTCACGAGTGACTTTTCGTAAATTGGGTTGGGATTGAATTCTTTGTAAATTCCCTAGGTGAGTCGACCCTGTCCATATTCCTTTTTTGGAGATTATATTATGTATCAACGTGGTGGTAAAGTTCAGAAGCCGATTGGAGATGACCGGATTAATCCGATGACTCTGATGCAGTTTACTCGTGAATGCGCGGCGCAGCTCAATGGAGCGGGTCATGAAGACAGCGCGTTCTACTTCGAGCAGATCGTAGAGTATCTGCGTTCGGGTAAGGGTCTGACTTCGGATCCGAAAAAAGTTTCCTCTATCTTGGGATTGTAATATGAATTGGGCTCAAGCACTGACAGCGATCGATAGGTGTCGTGAAGCGGGCGATCGTGCCCAGGATCCAAAGTTCAAGGATTACTGGTATGGTGTCGCTCAGAAGCTGGGTGATAAGTATCTCATGGCCCAGCCTTGGCTTCGTACATATGATGGGAAGTTGAAATGATTATTCAGAACGCCATGTCCTGCTTGAGCTGTGGGGACTTCATCTTCTCCAGGCACCGACACGACTTCGTCACCTGCACGTGCGGGTCTATCTCTGTTGATGGCGGCCAGGAATACCTTCGTCGTGTTGGTGCTTTAGATGCGGGTGTCGATATGTCCTGGTCATTGCCTGATGATGTGTATCGGGAGTGTGCAGAGGCTGTCGAGCAAGCAAAGGAAACCAACCGTAATAAGTTTGGTATTGCTAACGCTGTGCTGCGTAAGCTCCGGGACAGTAATCGCGTCATTGCAGAGGGCGAGGCTCGGGTCCTGGCCGCTTACAAGGATGAGATCATGGTTGAAGAAGCTGATGGTTCTATCAATCGTTATAAGAAGGTGACTGACTAATGCCTTACTCTCTTCGTCGTACTCGTGATGGTGCTGGGGACTCTGGTCAGATGAGTCAAGCTATCTTTCCGGTGTTTGATCAGGATACAGGAAAGATGATTGATAAGGAAATTCAAGAAAACGCACGGCCTCAGATTGGTGCTGTGATGATAGTTGGTTCTCACTACGCCCGCTCATACTCTGCGCAAGACTGGTGGCAGACTACTCTGATCACCGAGATCCTTGAAGAACGCACTGAGGATGATGGTGTTGAGTATGTGCGATTCAAGACGGGCAACTCTGAGTATGAATGGAAGAGGTTCTAATGAACCTTGAAGTCGAAGCCTATGAAGGCGAGCTAAAGATGCTGCGGCTGTATCATGGTGTTATCAAACACACTGTGATGGCAGAGAAGCTAGGTGGCATCTACTTCATCTGCGGTGAGGGTGGTGAGAAGGATAAGAACAACCTTCCGAAGCAGATCCACATCTGTCCTGCTTACGGCGTAGATTGGTTTCAGATCTACGAACGTACAGACAAGACCTTTGGGCCCGAGTGGTGAAAATAATTGTTGACTTTTTCGTGAGAATGATATAAATTACATTATAGATTGAAAGGAAGTCAAATGAAGAAGCATATCGAACTTGAAAAGATCGCAGTCGCTAACGTGCTTAGCGAGTTCACTGTGTCGAGCATCGCTCGTAACCCTGTAGAGGTTCACTTGCTGATTGCTCGTGCCAGCCAGCTGCTTCTGCAGTCTGTAAAGGCTCCTCGTAAAGCTGCATAAGAAAGGAATGGTTATGGATAAGATTACTGTTGAATTGGATTACGAAGCTGTTGATAATATTGTTCAGGCACAGCTTGTACAGACGTGGGAAGGCCTGAAGAAGGACCTGGGTGCTAATGCTAGCATCTTTGTGTGGAATGATCAGGAAGCAGATGATGCAGAGATCCAGAAGCACATCGATGCGCTTGAGCTGATTCTCAAGTGGTATTCGACTCCTGATCAGCTTGAGGAACTGGGCCTCAAGGCCGACTAACGTGAATGTGTTCTACCTTTCGGAAGATCCACGCCAGTGTGCTGAGTGGATGGTCGACAGGCACGTAGTTAAGATGATTCTCGAAACAGCTCAACTACTATCTACTGCTCATCGTTTGATCGATGGGGAAGAGGTGGTAGTTGAGCTCCGACACAAAGATACTGGAAAGGTCAAGAAGAAAAGTGTGTGGATCCTGCCCGACGACCGTAATGACATTGTATACGCTTGCACACACAGGAACCATCC